AGCAGATGATGAAGGTGTTAAGTATGAAATATATAGATGCTCAGAAGGATATCCTACAGGGGGTATTGGACACCTAATAACTGAATGGGATGAAGAATATTATGAACAGCCTATAGGCACAAAAATTCCAAATGAACAAGTTGATGATTGGTTTGCAAAAGACATACAAGTTACATTAAAAGACTGTGAAATTATATTTGAAGAATTTGATTCTTTACCCCAAGAAGCACAATTAGTAATTGCAAATATGTGTTTCCAATTAGGAAGACCAAGACTATCTAAGTTTAAAAATTTTATTGCTGCAGTAAAAGACCAAGATTGGGATCGTGCAGCAGATGAGATGAAAGACAGTAGATGGTATAAGCAAACAACTGCGAGAGCAGAGAGACTTATATCTCGCATACAAGTATTAGGAGTACCAGTGTAATGTCAGCATCAGATAACAAAATGATTGAGGCTATAGCAAAGATGTATCCTAAATTAAACAAAACTCAAATTACTAATTTTGTAAAGAAAAAGAAAAAACCTATAGCTGTAGCAAGTGTTACAAAAGTTAAGGTTGGTGTTATACCAGCCAAGAAAAAGAAAAAAACAAAGAAGAAAACATAATGGCAAAAGAACTAACAGAAAAGCAACGTAAATTTTTAGATGTGCTCTTTGATGAGGCAAATGGGGATGTTACACAGGCGAAACTACTCGCAGGCTATGCACCTACCAGTTCTACGTCTGATATCGTCAGAGGCATCAAAGAAGAGGTTCTAGAGGCTACTCAAATGTTTATGGCACGTAATGCACCTAGAGCAGCAGTTGCAATGGTTAGTGGTATCAATGACCCTACAGAATTAGGTATAAGAGAGAAGATGACAGCAGCAAAAGAATTACTTGATAGGACAGGTCTAGTGAAAACAGAGAAGATGCAAGTAGAGTCTACTGGTGGTGTTATGCTTATGCCAGTGAAAAATGTACAAGCAGAAGATGACTAAGATACTAGATAGGTTAGTTGCACAACTAAAAGCAAAAGGTAAAACAGAAAAAGCAGCTTATGCAATAGCTATATCACAATTACAAAAAAGTAAGAATTTAAAAAAGAATAGCACAAAGCCAACAGTTAAAGGTATAAAACAAGGAAATAAGACTCCTAGTGAAAGAGCTAAACTAAGACAAGCAAAGTATACTAATAGAAAAGCTTCAGATTTTAAGTATAATAAAAAAACTAATAGAGCAACACTCAAGACATGAATAATAGAAGTATAGGAACTTGGGAATTACCCCAACCAACAGATTTAAAAAAAGATGATGAATGGATTGAAATACCACGTATAGCTAGAACAATACCTTTTGGTTATGTGCAAGATGAAAAAGACCCTGAGACACTTAATCCTATAAAAGAAGAACTAGACAAATTAGAAATGGCTAGAAATTATGTTAAACAATATTCCTATAGGCAAGTAGCTAATTGGCTATCCACACAAACAGGAAGATACATTTCTCATGTAGGACTAAGGAAAAGGTTACAGAATGAAAAAAGACGTAAGAACCAAGCTAGAAGCCTTCGCAAGTGGGCAGAGTATGCAGAAAAGGCGATCTCCAAGGCGAAAGAAATTGAACAAGAAAGAACAGGTGCAAAAGCCTATTCTTGAGTCTAAAGTTCAAGAGGTTGAAAATATAACAGAAATACCCATTGAGCAAAAGCATAATGTTATATTTAAACCAAATGAAGGACCACAGACAGAATTTCTAGCGGCAGGAGAAAGAGAAGTACTATACGGTGGTAGTGCTGGTGGTGGTAAAAGTTATGCCATGTTAGCAGACCCATTAAGATATATGAGTCACCCATCATTTAGTGGACTACTATTAAGACATACAACAGAAGAATTGAGAGAATTAATATTTAAATCTCAAGAGATATATCCAAAAATATATCCGGGAATTAAATGGTCAGAAAGAAAGATGCAGTGGGTTGCACCATCAGGTGCTAGGTTGTGGATGTCTTATTTAGATAGAGATGACGATGTACTGAGATATCAAGGTTTAGCATTTAGTTGGATAGGTTTTGATGAATTAACACAGTGGGCAACACCATATGCATGGAATTATATGCGTTCTAGATTGAGGTCGGTAGCAAAAGACTTACCAATATTTATGAGAGCAACAACAAACCCGGGAGGCAGGGGTCATCATTGGGTTAAAAAAATGTTTATTGACCCTGCTCCATATGGAAAAGCATTTGATGCCACAGATATTGAAACAACGGAAGTACTTAAATACCCAGCAGGACATGCAAAGGCTGGTAAACCTTTATTTAAAAGGAGATTTATCCCCGCAAGACTATCTGACAATCCTTACCTTGCAGAACAAGGGGATTATGAAGCCATGCTATTATCGCTACCTGAACAACAAAGAAGGCAGTTACTTGATGGCGATTGGGATATTAAGGAAGGTGCTGCCTTTACTGAATTTGATAGGAATATCCACGTTGTTGAGCCTTTTAGCATACCTACTAATTGGGTTAAGTTTAGAGCATGTGATTATGGTTATGGTAGTAAGTCTGGTGTTCTTTGGTTTGCTGTATCTCCATCTGAGCAACTCATTGTATACCGAGAGTTGTACGTTAGCAAAGTCCTTGCCACAGATTTGGCAGATATGATAATGGAACTAGAAGAACACGATGGTGGTATGAGATATGGTGTTTTAGATAGTTCTTTGTGGCACAAAAGGGGTGACACAGGACCTTCTTTAGCAGAACAAATGATACAAAAGGGATGTAGGTGGAGACCTTCAGATAGAAGTAAAGGTAGTCGTGTAGCGGGAAAGAATGAAATACACAGAAGGTTGCAAGTAGATGAGTTTACGGAAGAACCAAGATTAGTTTTCTTTAATACTTGTACTAATGTGACAGCACAATTGCCATCTATACCATTGGATAAAAAGAATCCTGAAGATATAGATACATTATCAGAAGATCACTTGTACGATGCATTGAGGTATGGTATAATGTCAAGACCAAGATTTAGTTTATTTGATTATGACCCAAGAGGTGTGCCAACACACTCTATGCCAATGGCAGATGCGACATTTGGATATTAAGGATAAAACATGGATGAAAATGACGAAATAATAGTAGAAAGTGAGGCAGTTTCTCTAGAAGATTCTGAAGATACAGCTACTACAGACGTACATACTACAAATATAATTCCATTTATAATGGAAAGATACCATCGTGCAGATGATTATAGAGAACAAGATGAACAAAGGTGGTTAAGAGCCTACCGTAATTACAGAGGTTTGTATGGTTCTGATGTTCAGTTTACAGAAGCAGAAAAGTCTCGTGTTTTTATTAAAGTGACTAAAACTAAAACATTAGCTGCCTATGGGCAAATTGTTGATGTTTTATTTGCTAATAATAGATTTCCGTTGAGCGTAGACCCTACGGAACTACCAGAAGGAGTAGTAAAAGATGTTAGTTTTGATCCTAAAGAACCTGAAGAACTTCGTGGAAGCACTAGTTTATCAACCTCACCTTATGGCTATAAAGGAGATGGCAAAGACTTACCTAAAGGTGCTACTGCAAAAACTTTGGAAGGTATGCTTGGTCCTTTGGAAGACAAGCTTAAAGATGTTGAAAATCTTAAAGCAGAAGTTGGTAAAACTCCCACAGCAATTACGTTCAGCCCTGCGTTGGTTGCAGCAAAAAATATGGAAAAGAAAATCCACGACCAATTAGAAGAGTCAGGTGCAAGTAAACATTTAAGAAGTACAGCCTTTGAAATGGCATTATTTGGTACAGGTGTTATGAAAGGACCTTTTGCTGTTGATAAAGAATATCCTAATTGGGATGACGAAGGTGAATATGATCCTACACTAAAAACTGTACCTCAAGTATCTCATGTATCTGTATGGAACTTTTACCCAGACCCTGATGCTAATAATATGGATGAGGCACAGTTTGTTATTGAGAGACATAAGATGTCACGTTCTCAACTGCGAGCTTTAAAGAAAAGACCACATTTTAGAAGTGAGGTTATAGAAGCTGCTATAGCAGAAGGTGAGAATTATACAAAGGAGTCATGGGAAGATGATCTATCCGACTATGCACCTGAACACGGTATAGATAGGTTTGAAGTTCTTGAATATTGGGGTATGTGTGATACTGAAATGCTTATAGAACAAGAAATAGATATACCAAAAGATTTACAAAACTTAGACGAGTTACAAGTTAATGTATGGATATGCAATGGCAAATTACTAAGAATGGTTCTTAATCCTTTCAAGCCATCCACAATTCCATACATGGCTGCACCATATGAATTGAATCCCTATTCATTCTTTGGTGTGGGTATTGCTGAGAACATGGATGACACGCAAACTCTTATGAATGGTTTTATGAGAATGTCTGTAGACAACGCTGTGTTGTCAGGCAATCTGCTTATTGAAGTAGACGAAACTAATTTAGTGCCGGGTCAAGACTTATCTGTATATCCGGGCAAAGTGTTTAGGAGACAAGGTGGTGCTCCGGGACAAGCTATTTTTGGAACAAAGTTTCCAAACGTATCACAAGAGAATTTACAGCTATTTGACAAAGCTAGACAGCTTGCAGATGAGAGCACAGGCTTACCCTCATTTGCTCATGGACAAACTGGTGTATCGGGTGTAGGTAGAACTGCATCGGGTATATCAATGCTAATGAATGCAGCAAGTGGTAGTGTCAAAACTGTTATTAAAAACGTAGATGACTATCTACTTAAACCATTAGGCGAGGGTTTATTTAGATTTAATATGCAATTTAACTATGATAAAAACATCAAAGGTGATCTAGAAGTTAAAGCTAGAGGTACAGAAAGTCTAATGGCTAATGAAGTACGTAGTCAAAGACTTATGCAATTCTTACAAGTTGCATCTAATCCAGCTCTTGCACCTTTTGCTAAATTTCAATATGTTATCAGAGAGATTGCAAAAGCAATGGATTTAGACCCTGACAAGGTTACAAATAATATGGATGAGGCTGCGTTACAAGCAGAACTTATGAAACAATTCCAAGCACCCCTAGACAATCAGCAACAACAGCAACAACCACCTGCGGGAACAGACCCAATGGACCCAACAGGAGCAGGTGGAGCAACTATTGGTACTGGAGTAGCACCAACTCCGGGTGAACAAGGATTTACAGGAAGACCTCAAGATGGACAACAACAACAAGCAACAAATAATCAGCAGTCTGAAGCCGTTGGTCAACAACCTCAAGCTACTGAACAGCTTCAATGATTATACGGATTATTTAATAGAACAACAACATAAACTATTAGAGCAAACAGACGATATTATTATAATGCATAGGGCACAAGGTGCTGTAGCATTGTTACGTAGACTAAAAAGACTTAGGGATGAAGTAAATTCAAACAATGGCTGATTTAAATGAACAGATGACTAGCTTATTAGAGAAAGAAGAGTTGCCTTATGCAGACGATGCAACAGCCGCTACTTCACGAATTAGAGGGATGCCTAAGAGTAAAAGGTTTATACCAGAAGAATCTTTAAATTTATTAGAGTCTTATAAACCTGAAATAAAAGAAAAAAGAATAGAAGAGAAGTTTGCAAAAAATATAGATACAGCTAAATCTATGGGTACAGGTTTGGCTACAGGTATTTTTGGTTTACCTTCTGATATACTAGAGGGGGTTAACTTTGTAAATGATTACCTAGCCGAAAAGGGTAGTTCTAAAGCATTGTTATTTAAAGATGCTATAAATGAAGCAAGAGAGAAATATGGCAGAGATGCGTTTGATAAAAAGTTTACCGAAATCACAGGTATAAAATCTGATGCTTCTAATATAGACCAAATAGTAGGTGAGATATTATCTCCTGCAGGTGCTTTTGTGACAACAGCAAAAGGTGGAGTAAAGGTAACTCAAGGTGCTCTAAAGTTATATGACTTTTTACAAGATGCATTTAAAACACAAACAAATTTATTAAAGGGTGATATACCTCCGGGTGGAGCTGCTCAACTAGTTACAGGAAACGTAGACAACACAGCTACTCAAATGGGTAACATAAATCAAATAAAGAATAAAGAGATAGCTGCCGCAGCAATAGATGCAGCAAAAACAACAAAAACAATAGATAGTGGTGATCCTAATAGACCTATTATAAATTTAAGTGAAATAGGGTTAAAAACGGAAGCTGGTCAAGACGCAGTTAAACGGTATAAGGAGCTTGAAAAAAATGCTTTTGCAGCAAGAAAGCAAATTTATACTAGACTTAACTATTACAATTTGCCTAACTCTGTTAAAGATGACTTGTATAGACAAACTGGTGTTTATAGGGGTAAAGAGGGTGCTTTTAAATTTAAAGTGTCTACAGCAGAGGCACAATTGAATATAGGTGGTTTGAGTGAAGCAGGGATTGTAGAAGGTGGTACTAATGTTGTAAAAAGATTTAATGCTAGTAATATACCCCCAGAGGGCATTCCTTTAGAGGATGTTTTAAATTTTCAACCTTTATATAAACAATATGGCAAAAAAGAAAATAATTTTGCTCAAGGTATTGTAGGGTTTGAAGACAAATTTCCTAGACAACAATATGTTTTATTAAAAGACATAAAAGTTAAAAGTATGGATGATTTCATAAAACTTAGAATAGCAGAAGGTATGCCTGTGAAACAAGCAGAAAGATATAAAGCTACTACAAGTGCCGTTTATAGCACAAGAGGTGATGAAGAAGTAATATACGTGTCTAGTAAAGACAATTTATCTAAAGTAAGAACTGATTTATTACATGAAATACAACATGCTATTCAAAGAAGAGAAGGTTATATAGGTGGTTCTAGTCCTCAAACAATTTTAAATGATATGACTAATGGTACTTGGGGTTTAGATATCCAAAAACTAGCAGATGATAAATCTCAAATATTAGAAGATTTTATAAAAGACACACCAAAGTTACCCATGAATGATAACATGATAAATATATTTAAGTCAGCTACTGATAAATTAATTAAAAGAGAGTTTAAATATATGTATAAAAATATGCCCGATTCTAAAAGTGCAAAAGATTCTTTACCTAATACTGCTGGTACTTATAAAGTCAATGTAGCTGATGAAGTAAACAATGTAGATTATGATGGTAAAGCTATTACTTTTACACCAGTTGAAACTGCCCTAATCAACAAAATAGGAGATTTATCTAGTTTTAGAGAATATATGAAATTTCGTGCTTTACTTGAACGTCAAACTATACGTTTGAATAAGTTAGAAGAAAAAGCTATTGAAAAATATACATACTCAACTGGAGAAATGCAATCTAGAAGAGTAGAAAAAATGGATGTTTTATATCAAGATGCTATAAAGGACTTACGTAACCAAGGTATATTAAAACCAAATGAAGTTCCTTCCAAAGAGCTTCAAGATAGAATATTCAGAGGTATAGGTGTTAAAGACACTGGAGAATATAGAGATTTATTTCCTAGTAAGTTTGAAGGTCAGGGTGTTTTACAAGATCAAAAAATAAAACCACAAGGTACTAATGTTGATACGTATGCTAAAATAGGGGAGCAATAATATGCTAAGACAACAAATGGAAATGTTTGAAGAAGGTGGACTTAAAGATGAGGGTAACACAGTAGACCCTGTATCAGGTAATGATGTTCCTCCGGGTTCAACCCAAGAAGAAGTAAGAGATGATATACCTGCACAATTAAGTGAAGGCGAGTTTGTATTTCCTGCGGATGTGGTAAGATATATAGGTCTTGAAAAACTTATGCAATTAAGGCAAGATGCTAAACAAGGATTAAAACAAATGGAAGAGATGGGTCAGATGGGTAACAGCGAAGAAGCTACAATGCCTGATGATTTACCTTTTGATGAAACAGACCTTGACATAGAAGACGAAGAGGAGTATAATAATGACGATATGGAAATGGCTCAAGGTGGAGTAGTTTATGCTGCTAATGGTTTTGCTGGAACAACTACTAGTACTAATCAATTAGGAAGTAGAGCATCTAGCTTTGGTAATACAGCGACTAGAGTGCAACCTAAAACATATACACCACCACCAATACCACCGTCAGCACCCGCAGGTGGATTTCAATATGGTGCAACAAAGGGTCAACCAAAAGGTAAATTATCTTTTGAAAATTTATTTAAAGACACAGGTGGAGCAGACGAATACAGAACTTACGTGAATGACGCAGGTGCAGAAATACAAGTTCCATTTAAAAATGGTAAAGTATTAACTGGCTTTACTGTACCTGAAGGATTTAAGTTGAAGACAGATAAAGTAGACACAGCTAAAACTCAAAGCACAGGAGTTAAAAGCACAAGACCCACACAAGAAGATTCTGGAGACCCACCACCTTCTTTAACAGAACAAGGCTTTAGAGAAGGTTCTAATGTAACATTTATGGGTGGTAGAAACGTAGATGGTAAAAGAGTTGGCTCTAGAGATATAGGAGTTATAATAGATATTCCCGGAGGTATATCTAAAATAGGTGGAATAGCAGGTGCTCTGATGGCAGGTATAACAGGTAATTATCCTAAAGGAACTAAAATGGGTATTACCATCAAAGGCGATCCTAATAAAATTAAATATGTTACCCCTGAAAGATATAAAGAATTAATGAAAGACCCTGACAAAGGTAATGATTTCTTAAATCAATTTGCTAAAGAAAGGTCTATAGAAGATGATGTTAAGTCTATATCACAAGAGAGAAGAATAGATGACAAGCTAACTGAAGATAAAGACTTTATGAAGAGTATAGCTGATGTTCCAAAAGGTATAAAAACAGAAGACGCATTTAAATCTACAGCACCAAAAGTAGATACAAGTGATGATGATGGAGGTAGTTATGACTCAGGAACAGATTCATCTTTATCCGACTCTTCCTCATCTTATGATACTTCTAGTTTTGATAATAACGACAGTGGAGATAGTGATAGTGGATATGGAGACACTAGCTCAGATGTGGGAGGTTGGACTGCTACAGGTGGTTTAATGAACAAAAAGAAAATAATAAGGCATAAAGGAGCACCAAAAGCAAATAAAAGAATGAAGCGAGGTGGATTAGCTTCTAAAAAGTAATCCACAATTAGAACTAGCTTACTTAACCCCCATAAAGGCTACGTTAACCCTAGGAGAAGAAAATGGCTGAACCAGCTAAAGATATAATGGTGAAAGAGAGCACACCTAAAAAAGCAATGTTTGTTAATAGACCTTATTCTCAAGAAGAGAGGATAAAGAGAGATGAAGAAGAACTTGCGAGGCTCGTTGAAGAGCAAAAAGGTGAGAGCAAAAATAGCGAGGAGGAAGTTGAGAGTGAAAAAGAACCGACTTCTGCTGAAGAGAAAACTTTTAAGAAAAGATATGGAGATTTACGTAGACATACCCAAGAAAAGGAACAGCAATTTCAAAAGCAGCTAAATGAGTTGAAGGCTCAATTAGAGAAAGCTACAAAAAAAGAAATGAAATTGCCAAAATCTGATGAGGATATAGAAGCGTGGGCAAAAGATTATCCTGATGTTGCAAAGATTGTAGAAACAATAGCTATGAAAAAAGCTATGGAGCAATCTAAAGCTTTAGAAGAACGTGTTAAGCAAATAGACGAAATGCAGTTAAGTGCTGTGAAAGATAAAGCTGAAGCACAACTACTAAGCCTACATCCTGATTTTAATGAGATAAGAGAAAGTGATGATTTTCACAATTGGGCAGAAGAACAGCCTAAATGGGTACAAGATGCACTATATGAGAATGACAATGACGCAAGATCAGCAGCAAGAGCTATTGACCTCTACAAAGCAGATAGAGGAATTAGCAAGTCTAATAAGACAAAGAGTGATACGAGTGCAGCTAAAGCAGTTAATACGCATGGTGCGAAGACTAAAATAGATGCAGACAGCAATAATAGTAAGATTCGTGAGTCAACTGTACAAAAAATGAGTGCTCAAGAATATGAGTCTAAATCAGAAAGTATAATGGAAGCTATCCGTAGTGGTAACTTTATTTATGATATCTCTGGTAATGCTAGATAAAAGCTTGACAAAGTTTTAAATCTAAGTTATAACTATAGATAACTAAAGGTGTAGTATAACCCCTTATAGGATACTTATACTACATTTACACACACTTTAAGAGATTACCCAATTATGTGAGCCTACAAGAGACTAGCTATCTCACGTACAACCTCAACGCATGAATGGTCCTTATAAAGTAAAATGACTAAAAATTATGTAGTATACATATAGATTTATGTGTACATTTGATAAATGTTTAAGGAGATAAAAATGGCATTTACAGCAGCAGCTGGTTATGGTAATCTTCCTAACGGTAATTTTAGTCCTATTATTTACAGCAAACAGGTTCAACTTGCATTT